AATTTATTAGAAATTCATAAAATATTAATATTTAAGAAATATCAATATTTTATGAATTTATTAGAAATTCATAAAATATTAATATTTAAGAAATATCAATATTTTATGAATTTATTATTGGATAAGTTGGATAAGATGGATAAGAATATATCTCACCTTACTTTAATAATAATATCTGGATAATATTTAGTGATATATTTAATAATTTTATCATTATCATCCTTTTTAATAAATTCTATTGCTACTAATTCTTTAATATTTACTTTGTTTTTCACAGCTATTTGTTGAAAAACATAAAAATCTTTTTTAGATTTAGATACACTTTGTTCATATAATTTTTTCAATACTGAATTATATTTTGTATAATTTTTGTCATATTTTTTTTTATATTCTTTGGTATGTGTTCCATCATCATTTTTTACTTTCCATTCATTTAATTTATCTGGATATGGAGACCATACTGTTGAAACATAAAAACTTTTATTATATAATAATTTTGTATTGAAATACATTATTATTCTTCCACCTATATTTTTATCAAATAATTTATCAACACAAGAAAAATAAACAAAATCATTATCAGTATATAAACCTTCATAATTATTCTTTGGAGTTTTATTTATTTTTTTTAATGAAGAATACGACATTAAAAATCCACTTTTTAATATTGATTTTAAAGCAGACACACTTGTTTCATGTATTAAATACATATATATTAGCAAATTTATAAAAATATTATTTTTAAATAAAATTTATACTCAATATACTAACAAATTTAATATTTATTTGCTAAAATTATTATTAGGTAATTTTAATAATTAAAATATTCTTCAAACAATAGACAAACCAACTGGTTGTCATTTGTTTTGTTAATATTATATTTCACAAAATTTTGAGAAATATATATTTTATAATTAAGAACTAAAATATTTCCATCCTGTTTCATCACAAATATATTTCCATACCTTGTCGTGATTTTTTGTTCTTATCGCACTTTTAAATAACTTAAAATGTTTAGCAATATCTGGGCGGTCAATACTTAGAAAAATTTTATTTAGCACATATGTATATTTTAAAAAATTGTTTCTGTCTTTAGGTTTAAATTTCTTTTCATACATATCATCAGCTATATTAAATCTCTTTAATACTTCTTCATATTCATCACGTGTAATTGTTTCCGGAACACTTCCTGTTATTTTACTATGAATGTATCGTATATCATCGTATAACATTACCCATTTATTTTTTTTCAATACTTTGTGGATAAATTCTTCTGATATTGTTTCTTTCTCAATAGAATGTTTTTTAATTTCTTGATAGATTTTAGTATATACATCAGTTGGGATTGATATTGTTTTTTTACATAATAATTGATTTAATTTTTCGACACAATGTCCTATTCTTTTATATGGATATTTTGGTTTTTCATTAAATGTTTCTTTATGTAAAGGCACATCAGTTTCAATAATAATAATCTCTGATAATCCACATGAGGGACATACTATTTTAGCATCACTGTATAATAATATCATTTTTATATTACATTTTTCGCAGTCTTTTATTAGACTAACTTTATTTGTTTTGCTTGCGTAATCAGCATCAAAAATTGTTAAATACTCATTTTGGAGACTTGTTTTACATATTTTTTTGCTGTCATTATTATCATCATTATTTGTGAAAAAACTCATTATAGAATTATTATTATCTTGATTGTCATTATTTTCATCTTCTTTTTTTCTTTTCCTAACTTCTTTCTTTACTTTTTTAGTTTTATTAATTTTTGTCAATTCCATTAATTCTTTGCTAATTTCAATATGTGAATTGGGTTTTTCATTATCTTCTGTATCTTGGCCGTATAAAATACCATTAGTCAAATCGTAATAATCATAAATAATGTCTCCACATTTATAAAAATAATCAACAATATTTTTGTTTGTATCAATTTTGCTAAGTTCTTGCTGTAATTTTTCTTGTTGCTCTTTTAATTCATTTTTTTGTCGTGAGTGTTGTAAATCTAAATTTGATATTTTTTGTTGTGATAATTTATTTATTTCCTGTTCTATAACTCTAATTTTTTCTAATAATTGAGGTTTGTTTTCAGTTAAAATTTTAAACTCATCCAGATAATCATTGTGCATTTCATCAATTGTTCTACTTTTTGCTCTGAATTGATGTTTATCAGATTTGTATTTGTAATCATCGCACATAAAAGAATATCTAATATTTGATTAGATTATTTAACCATAAAAATTACTATTATTTTTATTTAAGATTATTAAATTATATTAATAATTATGAACAAGAAAATTAGCACTGTTGTATTTGACTTATATGAGACTATTATTTTTCCTAAAAAAGGATTTAAACCTGCTCCCTTACAAGCGTTTATTAATACATTTAATTATTATTTGCCTGATAAATCTTATGATAATAAAATATTTATTGATATTGTCAATAAAAATATGGGACATTCTAAAAGAAAACATTTGAGTTTAATTTTAGAATATCCATATTTGACTGAATTTAATAAATATCTCACAAAAAATAATATTACACAAAATCAAGTATATAATAAATTTATTGACGTCCAGTGTGAATTATTAGAAAATCCTGATTATTGTGTTTTAGCAGATAATTATCATAAGACAATAGAAGAATTACAAAAAATTGGGATAAAAAATATTTGTGCTACAACTGGATTTAATTATCTTCAAGCATCAATTATTTTACATCATAATCCAAAATTAAAATTAGGCAAAATAATAACAACAGATAATGTAAAAAAACCAAGACCAGCACCGGATGGCATTCATAAAATTATGAACAAATATGATATTTATGATTATAATGTCATAAAAATCGGTGATACAATTGCTGATATACAAGAAGCGCACAATGCGAAAGTAATTAGCATTGGCATAACAACTGGTTCTGTATTATGTGAAGAATTCAAAGCGAATAATGCTGAATATGTTATTAATAATATTGATGAACTTCCAGAATTAGTTAAAAATATTAACAAAAATTATTTTTAAGTGTGTTTTCAATTTAACAATAAAATATTATCTTAACTCAATAAAATAACAAAAAGAATTTATATAAGCAAAAATTATAAGATATTACGTGAAACATTTTTGAGAACTATATAAGAAAAAATAAATTTTATTTTTTCTACATTCATAATATAATTATAAATGAGCGGTGGTCTTATCAGTTTAGTAGCAAATGGAGCACAAGATGTTTATCTTACCGGCAAACCCCAAATTACATATTTTAAGGTTATCTATCGCCGATACACTAACTTTGCTATGGAAGCAATTGAACAACCCCTTGCTAACTCTCGATTTGGCAATATGGACACTGTTCAAATTCAACGCAATGGCGATTTAGCCGCTCGTTCTTGTCTCAAGGTCACTATGCCCCAAGTCAAGGGTGATGTCCTCCGTGCCAATGGTGCTACCAGCGTCGCGTGGGTTCGTCGCCTAGGACACGCTCTTGTTCGTGAAGTCAAGATGAAGATTGGTGGTATGGAAATTGACAAGCACGTCGGTACTTGGCTCGATATCTTCTGGGAACTTACCCACACTGTTGAAAGCGAACGCGGATACCTCGCAATGATTGGTGATGTCCCTGAAATGACCACTCTTGCTTCTGGCAGTCAAACAGATACTCTCCTCCCTGCTTACACTCTTTACATTCCCCTCCAATTCTGGTTCTGCCGCAACTATGGTCTCTCCCTCCCTCTGATTGCTCTCCAATACCACGAAGTTCGTCTTGACATCTGGTATAACGAGATTGCTCTCCTAATGAACTGGACTGGTGAAGCCGCCCCAGTTATGACTGGATACTCTATGTCTGATGCTAGCATCCTCATTGACTATGTCTATCTTGAAGCTGGCGAACGACGCAAATACGCCCAACTTGGACACGAATACCTCATCGAACAAGTTCAATTCACTGGCGAACAAAACATTGGTGGCGGAAATTCTACCACCTATCGCACCAACGAGAAACTCCAATACAACCACCCCACCAAAGAACTCATTTGGTGTCTCCGTCTTGGTGCTTTCAACGGTTCCGGCAATGGTTCTTCATTTAACGGATCTGGACGTGGCAAATTCCTCTGCTACACCAATGATGACAACGCTTGGGAAACTGCTGCTCTTGACTATGCCGCCAAGAACATTGCTGAGTCTTGCATCTTTGTGAAACCTTCCGCGGATGAGGATTACGATGTAACTGAAACTGGACTCAAAATTCATAATGTATCTAGATTCAACTGCTTTGCTCAAAATGATCTTGATGCTCCTGCTAGTTCTTCTACCACTACATCTGCTAATGCAGGTACTCATTCATCTAGTAGTGGTAGCTACAAATACTCCAATTATGGCAACCGTATTAAGGTTGATGTTGAGTACCTTAATCATGATGACAACATACAACAGAGTCTTCGGGACGATATCTGGGTTGTGACTACCAACTCCGAAGTTCCCCAGACTGTTCCTCTGTATGGTTCTTCCAATTGCGACCTTCTCGAACACATCCAAGAAGCAAAAGTCCGTGTCTTCATTGATGCTTCAGGCAATGTCTCCAGTATTAACTGCATCAGTGTCACTCACACTCTCTCTATGAATGATGTATCCGTCCCTGTTGAAGATGTTGATTACGACAACCGTTCTCCTGACAGTGTTTCTACTGGCGTTCACCCCGATGTGACTGTCACCCAATTCAACAACTATGGTCTTCGTCTTGATGGCAAGGGAAATCCTCTTGTTAGTGGCAATATCCAACTCAATGGACACGACCGATTCTCCGTTCAACCCGGTTCTTACTTCAACTATTACCAAACCCAAAACCACCACACCCGCACCCCTGCTGATGGAATTAACGTGTATTCCTTCGCCCTTCACCCAGAGAAACATCAACCCTCTGGAACTACCAACTTGTCTCGTATTGATTCTACTATTATGAATATGACTTTTGGCGACAGTCTTCGTGCTGCGTCTGGATGTCTTAAACTTGACATCGCATTGAACACTAAATACTATGTGTTTGCGGTGAATTATAACGTATTACGTGTTATGAGTGGAATGGCTGGGCTGGCCTATAGCAATTAGCGTACTATGACCGCTGGCGGATTTTTATCATTTGTATTTTTTTAACAATAAATAGTTTATTAACCTATTTATTATTGTTTTATATCCAAAAATTGAAATTTATAAGTGTTAAATATATTAACCATAAACTATAAATAAAATGGAAACTGACCTAAAATACTGTGGAGTTTGTGACACAAATCAAGAAGCAAGTAATTTCAAAGACGCAAAAAATAATGATGTTAAAACTTGTTTTGATTGTCGTAAAGCAAAATCGATGCGACAAAAGCGAATGTTAGACAAGATAAGCAATTGTTGTGTATGTGAAACAAGTGGGGGCAGAATAATGAAAGGCAAATTGTCATACAATAATAAACTTTACTGTTCCAGTCATAAAAATAATGGTATTCGCGAACACCTAATTAGTCAAAATAATAAGGTTTGCGAAGGTTTTAGACGTGTATGTATTACTATTGTTGAAAATAGTATTTATTGTGATGAGTGTGATGAAAAAAAGATGAAGCGCAATTCATAATTTTTATAATTTAACATTATTATTTATCATATAAATATTATTTGATAAATATCAATAACACAAATGGCATTTACAAAAATTTGTATAGGTATTAGTAGCAAAGATGTTGTTTGTTCTGTGAAAATTCCTGATGAGAGAGAATATTGTAGTGTATATCACGAGCACTATCAAGAATTAATAAATAAAGGGCATACTAAGGACGCAATAAATTTATTACCTAGGTGTATTAGATGTAAAAAGCACCAACCAAATACTTGTTATAAGGATAATTATAAGACTTGTGAAAATTGTATAAATTATCGAAAAAGTAGAACAATAATCGATGAAAAATGCTATACTTGTGAAACTAATAATGCTATTAGAATTAACAATGGTATTCATAAAGGAAAAAATAATAAGAAATATTGTGAGTTGCACATAATGAATATGAAATATGATAATTTAGTTCTTGATGGAAATAACCTTTGCGAAGGTTATAGAAAAACATGTATTTCTATTGTTGATACAAATGAACTATATTGTGAAGAATGTAATAATAAAAAAATTGAAGTAAATTTACAAGAAACACAAAGACGAAAAGAAAATAGAGAAGAATTTAATAATAAAAATTGCTGTGGTGAATGTGGTTCAAAATTAGATGATAAAGAATTTAAATATTGTTCAAAATGTCGAAATATAAGATCTATACGAGAAAAAGACCAGCGAAAAAGAGGCATTAGGAAGGACAAGGGATTAACTGTCGAAAGAAAAATGGCAAAACAAGAGAAAATAAAAGAAGACAGAAAAAAAAATCCAAGTAAATATAAGTATGCTGATAAATTAGCAAAAGCAAGAATGATTGTTTTACAAGAACATTTATATTTTGACAAAAATAAAAAAAGAACACAACAAATACGAGAAACACAAAGAGAAATGATGAGTGATGAAGAATATGAACAATATAAAAAATTACGACGTAATAATATTTATAGTACTTTGAAATATTACAAATATAGAGCAAATAAAAATAAATATGGTGGTCAATCCTGGGATGATAATATTGACACAATTGTTCTTTCAATGTTTAAGCAAAAATGTTTTTATTGTGGTGAATTTGCTAAAATTGGGGAACATAATGGAATAGATAGACTGGATAATAGCAAAGGATATACATTAGATAATATTCAGACTTGTTGTGAATTTTGTAATATATCGAAAGGATGTGTGGATGTTGATATTTTCTTAATGCGCGTAGAACATATATTGACATATAGAGGTTTAATTGATGGTAATCTTTATAATAATATATTTTCAGCATCAAAAAATATCACATATAATACATATCGTTCAAGAGCAAATATACGCAATATAGATTTTGCCATAACTGAAACTGAATATATAGATATAAAAAATAAAAAATGTTATTTATGTGGTTCAGGAACATCATCTATACATGTAAATGGCATTGACAGAATAGACTCGTCTAAAGGTTATACAGTTAATAATTCAATTAGTTGTTGTAGCGATTGTAACTATCATAAGCATAAATATTCACTACAATATTTTTTAGACAAATTTCAAAAAATATACGATACAAACTACGAAACACTAAACTTATTATACAATACCAAAAATCTGACTATAAGAAAAAATGTTGGATTTTATTTTCTAAAAAATGGTAATTATTTCAAATACAAATTTAATATTGGCAATTTAGCTTATGGTGAATGGGATTATGTATTTGATGAAGAAAATAAAAGTTTTGAGTTTCATAATATAGCAAATAATAAATATACAAAAACAAATAAAATAAATGTCAAAAGAAATTGTTATGATTTTGAATATTTATTGATAAGTCAGTCAAGAGATAATTCTATAAATTATGACTTTAGAACATTATGTGAAACTAATAATTGTGTTGTAAGATATGATTCTGACATTTTACTACACATTAATAAATCAACAGATATGATTATAACATTATTATTGGATGATAATAATCAAACATTGGGAATTAAAATTGAATATGGTTTTACAAATAATAATAATTGTAATACTATTAATAAATGCAATACAGATTGTTTTAAGTTTATTATTAGTCAAATTACAAATAATGATAACGACACGCGTTCATATTCTGGAATGAAACATATATCAAAAAATACTAATAAAACTCCCAAAGTTTCCAAAGTTTCCAGAGACATAAGACAAGATAGTATAACAAGAGCAAAAGAATTATTAGAAAGTGATAAAAGAAAAAAAATTTTAGAACAATTGATAATTAGTGAAGATATAAGAAACCCGGAACGTATAAATTTAGAAGCATTTATTTCATCTTATGAGACAAAAATTAACAAAGACAAACTAAAAGAGATTAATGATGATAATACAAAAGAAATTAGCAATTCATCAAATAATAAACAAAATGAAACAAATAAAAAAGAAATTAATATATTTGAAAATATTAATTTGCGTAATTATGATATTATAGAAAAAATAATAATCAATAGTAAATCTGGAAAAATAATAGACATTCAAAAAAAAGCATTCTAAATCTTCACAATCCCACACTCTCGAACCACTCCTTTATCTTACTCTTACACGCCTTATTGATATTATCCCAATCATCATCACTCAATAATTCAAACTTATCGCAAAAATAAATTTTCTTTCTTATAAAATCATTTCTAATATCCAATAATTCGTGCTGTGCTTTGTCTATCTGTAATAAAAAACTATCTGGTATATTTTTAGGAAATCCATCTAATTTATAATTTTTTAGATATTCTATAAGTTCATCTAAGAATATTTTATCAATACCCAAATAATTAATTCCACATAAATAATATTCTTGTGATTGATAATTTAGTTTTGGTTTGTAAATTATTACTTTATTAAACACACAATAAAATAAATACAACATATAAATTTCTTGTGTATTTTCTATTGGTAACCATCTTTTTATAGCACAATTACCACCTATTTTACAACAAGAAAAAATCATTAGATATTGAGCATATGTTAACGCATTACTTAATACTTTCTGACTATATGGCAATCCACAATCTGCTGTTACAAAATCATTATCATTATATTTTTTTCTATAATATTCAATATTTTTGTAATCAGTAATATCCCCTGATTTATTATACCCAAAATCATAATTATTTGGATATTTTTTTAGCATATTTGCTTCATCACCAAATGCTATTCTTTCATCACTGTCTTTATCATCTCTATCTGGATTTAGACTTTGTGCTTTCCAATCAAAATCCTTAATATCAGTTTTAGTATTGATGTAAAATCGTATAGCATTAATAAATGATCCTGGAAGTTCGCATACATGAAAAGTTTTTATTTTTGTTGCTTTTTTATTTATCAAATCAACTTTATTTAATAGTTCTGTCATTTTTAACCAAGCATTACTTACATAATCATTTGATAATTTATATCTTTGTACCACTTCTTTTGTTAGTTTTTTATAATAATAATCTATTCTTACTTTAACTTGATGATATATATTCATTGGGCGCTTATCTAATGCTCTTGTTTCTAAATTAAATTTAACAATAGCGCGTTTGAAATATTTGGGTATATCATCATAATCATTATTTGTCTTGAAATCTATAATATTTTTGTCGTGATTTTTAAGAGTAATAATAATATCTTTCTCAAATGAAACAATATCACTGAATATTTTATGTTTTATTTTTTCACCAAAACTGTCAAAATCAATTTCTGGAATTAATGGCACTTCATATTTTTTACTCCATTGGATACAAGCATATAAATTTTTTTCTCTAATTAATTTTTCTTCTTCTTCTGTATATTTTATGTTATGTTTTATGTTATGATATATTTTTTTATAAAGATTATATAAATTGAAATAAAAATTTGTATTGAAATTAATTATTTCTTTTTTTATTTTTTTGTATAATTTTATTAAATTTTTATCTTTTAATTCGATATCTTCAATATATTTTTCATTTTTAGAAAAATTAAATATATGATTTTCTATTTCATCACTATTTTTAAGTCCGTCGATATTATAATTTTCATCAACACCCATATTAGGACAATCTTTATTTATTTTTTCTTGTATTCTATCTAAAATTTTATTAGCAATAATATTTTCTTTCTTATGTTTTAATATAATATGTAATTGTGGTCTATCAGTATTTGTGTCAGCAGTTGTTATATAATATTCTTCATATAAAGAGCAAAATAAAGTAATAATTTTAACTGCAAAATTATTTTTAATCGCGTTTATTATAATAATTAGATTAGAACCAATATTTAGTTTTGATTTTATTAAATTAAAAATATATAAAATATATAATTTAGAAATATAATTTGAAACATATATATTAATTTCACGACATATTCTTATATTTAAAATTAAACAATCTATATTATTAATTCTAGTAATTTCATTTATTAATTTAATTTTTGATAATATATTAAAAAATTCTATACTTATTATATTATCTTTTTTATCTGTACCATATTGTTTTTTAATTTGTTCTTGCTTTATATATATATATTTTTTTTTATTATTATTTAAATTTACTAAATAATCTAAATATAAAGATTTTAATGTATAATTTTTAGTTAATTTATCATTAATAATTTGAATACAATCGCCTATAAATTCACCATTACTAATTTCATAAATATTTTTAAAATTATTTTCTATTATATTATATTTAAATTGTAATTCAATAAAAAACAAAGAATTAACTGATATTATGTTATAGTTTAGTATATATGAAATATCATTAAAATTATTATTCGCTATAAAATATCTATTTTCTGAATATAAATACTCATAATTATTGAATAATAACAAATAATATTTTACTAGTTCAGTATTTTGTTTTTTTATTTTTTTTATTATATGATAAAACTTATTATAATATTTTACTAATTTCTTATTTTCTATTTTTATTATATTTTCTAGATTATTTATATTATTACCACCTGATTGTTTTATTGGTTTTTCCATAAATGTAATATATGCTTTATCATACCAATCAATTTTACTATTAAAGTTTTTTAAATATATTTCTCTATAATTTTCTTTATTAAATGTTTCATTTCCTACATAAATATATTTAAGCAATTTATCATCTTTATGAGAAAAAAATTTACATCCCCACCAATTTAAATGCAATAATTCTCTATATGAGAATTGTGTTTCATATAAAATTGTTCCCCATAGTATTCTATTACCCATCACATCAAATAAGCAAAAATTTTTATTTTTGTTATCATAACATAATATAACATCAATTGTTCTAAAACTATCTTCTTTTGTTACAATTTGTAATAATCCAATATAAGTATAATTATCAATAGTGTCACTTATATATTTTTTATCATATTCTTTGTATCTCCATATTTTATTTTCATTATCATTGATAAATAATGCTATTGGATTTGGTAGTTTGTCTTTTTTTCTTACTTCAGATAATAAACATAAATCATTTAATGTTGGATTATATATTATTAAATCACTTAATTGTTCATAATTAAATACATCAGCTATAAATATTAAGCAATAATAATCATTAGCATCTAATACATAATTAATTATATCCTTACGCTTTCCCAATAATAATAATGGTTTAACTTCATCCACATCTAATTTATATTTTTTTTCATAAGTTTCTCCTAATCTATTTTTATATTTATTTGTTAATGAGATATTATAAAATTCATTATTTCTATATTCTTTATGCATTATTTTTGATAATATTGGTTCTTTAACATGATCAACACCATTTAATAATAATACTTCATAATATATAAAATGACTCAAAAAAATTATAAATTTTAGATCAATACTATTTAATTTTTCATTTAAATCAATAAATTTATTTCTAATTATAGCTTTTATATTTGTATTAAAATTTAGACTTAATATATATCTTTGTTTTGTTTCATCATAACTATATAATTCTATATTTTCTAAATTATTAGTAATATTTACAAATTTATCAATATTATCTTTAATTTTTAAATATTTTTCTAATATTGGTGTATTTTTATAATTTTCCATATCTTGTTTTGTTTTTGTACTAATACAAAATAATATATATAAATAACGTTTTAAATAATATGAACTTTTTATAGTATCAAAAAAAACATTATTAGATAATTTATAATATTCATAATCTACAGAAAATTTTTGTACTAACATTTCTATTTGAGTACAAAAATTTACAAAAAATTTATTTTTCATAAAATATGTCATTATATCTTTATTTTTTTCATCCATACTATACTTTTCAGTTAACAATCTTAAATATTCATCCTTAAATTCATTAATTATAGTAGCTAAATTATTATCTTCTTTTGTTTTATAATATTGTAATATTACTTCATATATTTTATAATATAATTTTATTTGATATGCTCGTATTTCTTTTATCATTAAAAATTTATCATATACACCACTATTTTTTTTATATGAAATATCATTAAAAACAAAAGTACTACTTTTATTAATTATTTCTCTAACTGATAATCCCATATATGAACTATAAGATATTTCTACCCAAGTTAAAAATCTTTTTAAATCAGATTCAAAATCATATAAATTTTTTTTTTGGATATTATCTAATATATCTCTTCTTAATATAATTCTTGATTTTCCATCTTTAAATAATGATAACTGTATCCCCTCAATCTTACTAATTTGCTCATTTGTTTTTCCATATAATCGTATATAATCTCCTAAAATATTTTTATAATTAATATTTCCTTTAAGCAATCCCGCATAAAAATTTTTCATTTCTATAAGTTCATCAATTTCTTTTTGTGTTAATGTTATAAGTTCTTTTTCCATTTTTTGACTTTCAAGTTTTGAAGCAAATTGAGTTGGTCTTTTGGCGCCATATACATCAGTTTTTTTTAATGTATGTGATGATTCTTTTAATGATTCTTTTAATGATTCTTTTTTTAATGATTCTTTTTTTAATGATTCTCTTAATATTTCAAACCATTTAGGATTTGGCATTAAAATATATTTATAACCACGAAAATGTGAAGATAACCTTTCAAAATATGGATAGTATTTCATAATATTATTTAATAATTCAAATTCATCAACATCTTTTTTAAATAATATTTTTGGTTTATCTTCTAATGGTTTATCATCTACTTGTTCATCATCCAATATAGCATAAGGATTTCTAGCTAACATTATACTAATATACTATTAATAATTATAAATTATTTACATCAATCAATTTTCTATATAATATAAAAATGAAAATTTAGAGCGGTGTGTATTTTAAATGTCTGTTTTTAATCTTTGTAAATTTTAGGTTTTATGTGTTTTATTGATTTTCCTACTAATTTTATATGTGGCGCTCAATTTAACCCTCACGCAAATCATCCACATCAGTGCTAAGACTTGTCAATTCTGTTCTATTCACCTTATAGACTCATTTTTGTATGCCAACCCACACATAATAAATATACACATATTATATAATGAACCAATCATCGCAACCACTCGCCCAACCTAATGTTATGAGTGTTCTTGTCACTATGCCAATGATCCCGGAAGCAGAATATAAAAAATTATTTGCTGAGACTCAAGAAATTAGACAAAAATTTATGACAGCAGTTAAAGCAAATCTTGAATTTCAAGAAAAACTAAAAGTATTAGTTCAAGAAAAAGAAGCACTTGAAGCAAAAATAACTGAATTAACTCTCGCTAATCAAGAATTAACCCCACCTAAACCAAAAGAAGAACCAAAAGAACTTATTATTGATGAATCATTATAATTAATATGTAAATACATACAATGGTTTCCCGACGTGAAATCCATTAAATGAACTAGAACTTGCTAATGTATAAGCACCGTGATTTTCTACATATAAATAATCACCACACGCTAATTCTGGTAATTCTGCACCTTCTATTATTTTATCCATACTATCACAAGTTTCACCAAAAATTACAGATACAAATGTCTCTTCATTTTTATAATTATTTAATAACTCAAATTTTACAATACCCTTGTCAAATATCAAGTTATTAAACATACCATACACACTTGAATCAATATAATAATGAAATATTTTTTTATTATCTTCTTTGTTAATAACATTTTTCTTTCCTGATATTCTAACAATATGCGTTAATGATTTTGTAGCAAAAAATCGTCCAGGTTCAGCAATAACTTTTAGATTTTCTACATCATTAAAAAATGTACCAAGTGCTTCATTAATTTTCTCCGCCATTTCAACAAATAAATTATCTTCATTATTTCCAGAAAATCCACCTCCAATATCCAGTAATGATAAAGTATAACCCATTTCTTTGGCAATGTCAAATACTTTTTTTGCTCTTTCTATTGAATTATAATAAGATTGCGAATCATTACAAGATGAACCCACGTGAAAACTCACTCCTACTATGTTTAGATTATGAAACTTGGCAAATGTTAATAATCTTGAAACATCCTCCATAGAACTTCCAAATTTACAACCAAATTTCATTTTTGAATTTGTTATGTCATCCACCAATATTCTTAATATTAGTTCCGCACAGGGATGAAAATTAGCAATTTTTAATAATTCAGTTTCATTATCAAATGTCATCATATTAATATTCTGGGATCTGGCATAGCTAATGTGTTCCGGTCTTTTACACGGATTCGCATAAATTATTTTGTCTTTCAATGTGTCTGTTTCAAGTGCCATATTTATTTCTCCGGTGCTCGCTACATCAAAACCCACACCCAAACTTGCTAATGTTCTTAAAATAACAGGGTCTGAATTACATTTCACAGCATAGAATACACTAACATTTGGCAAATGTTTTTTCCATAATTTGTATTGTCTTATGATTGCTCCAATATCAATAATAGAAAATGATTGATTAACATTATTGTCTGAAATAATTTTGGGTATTATATCTTTCATTGTTTTGAACTCATCGTTGTCAAATCTCACAATGTCATATTCAGTCAGCATCCACGTCAAATTGCTTATATCAACTCCGGTAATATCTGATACTTCTGTAAGTTCTTCACGTAGTTGTTTTGTTATATAGTTTATTTGTTTGGGAAGCATTATGTTATAAGTAGAAATTATTATTTAGTTTGATAAAAAAATAAATATATTTGTATGAGTTGGGATATGATGTATTGTATATGAATAGGTAGAAAAAATTGAAAAAATGAATATTTTGTGGTTTCTATTAGGATGAATAAATTTTCTAAAATGGCTGTTCAGTTAAATTCTAACGCTCCTGAGTTTAGACTTGTTCCCGAGACAGAAGAAATGAAACCATTCCTGTGTTGCGAATTTTCCAATGGTAAGTTGGTTAAACAGTGCGGAAAAGAATTATGTCCTATCGCACTTGACAATTTCAAGGACTTTCTTCCCCTAACGAAAACGCATATTTATGCTGGTAAATCCTGCGACGAAGAATGTCGCACGAAGTTTTGCCACGTATTATGTTCGATATGTGAGAACACTGCGCAGAGCAAACTTTGCGACTGTTGTATCGAATGCGAGAACCCCAAAAGAAAATGCGAGTGTTGTGAGTCTTGCTTAAATTTCAAATGTATTTGTTGCAACGAGTGTGGTCGACCAAACTGTGGTTGTAAAATTCATCTTGCTAAATGCGAACAATGTGGAGAGCAAGAATTCTGCGTTTGTGATCCCTCCAATTTTAGAGGGATCGCACACACAGAACCTTTTGTGGGAATTACACACAGCAAACCTTGTAAATTTTTCGCAAGTCCTCAAGGCTGTAAATTCGGTTCAAAATGCCGTAATCCACACGTTGCGTCTTCTCCGCCAATGGCAAGTTATCCTCCTGTCATCCCCCTACCGTCCGCAAGTAGTTCAGCTCATTCCAGTGGCAAACCGCAACAACAACCGCTATGTTTTTACCATTTCACACAAGCAAGTGGTTGCACCAAACGAAACTGCCCCAACTCTCACGCGTATCGTGCTCCTGAAGGAATGTGTCGGTATGGTTCTAATTGTCGCAAGGGGCAACACTGTCCGTTCTTTTGTCCCCCCAATCATTCTTTTTAGTGATGTGGGCGTGTATTCATTCATTTATTTATTATTTCTCATAAACTATAACTCCAAAAAATTGAAATTCTCAACTATTTGAACCATAAAACATATATAGTCAATAACAAAACAAAATGAATACTCAACAAGCAACCTGTCGTTTCTTTTCTACCATTCAAGGATGTCGTAACCGGTCTGAATGTAATTTTTCTCACACCGAACAAATTCAACAAAAACAACCCCAGCAACGCCAAGAACGCCAACAACGCCAACAGCGCCAAGAATGCCAAGAACAACAAGAACAACAAGGGCAATGTCCCCTTCAACAACGCCAAGAGCAACACTTTCAGCAACGTTATCAACCACGTTTTCAGCAACGCCCTCAGCAACGCCCTCAGCAACACTTCCAACAACGCTCTCAACAATATCAAGAACGCAAACCAACTGTTCTTTGTAAGTTTTTCCCTAATTGTAATAAAGGTTCTCTCTGTACTTTTCTTCATCCACAAGAAAAGCAAGAAAAGCAAGAAAACCAAGAACCACAAGAAAAACAAGAAAAACAAGAAAACCAAGAACCACAAGAATCACAAGAATCGCAAGAATCGCAAGAAAAACAAGAAAAAATTATTGTTTCCAATCCTCCCTCTGCGAAAGGAACAAATAAATTAATTCGTTATTGCCATTTTTTCAATTCTATCAAAGGATGTCGCAATGGTGATAATTGTGGTTTTGAACATCAAGAATATCAAGATTAACAACATTTTCTATTCTCATTATTGCTAATATTATTATTACATACATCATTTATTTTATCAATTTCAATAAATTTTTTAACACCATAAACATTGTCCGCTCCTATTTTATCTATTTTTGTTAATATATTTTCGGCAAGAGAATTGAAAACATATTTTATTCCAGTATTAGATTTTGCGCTTATCTCAGTAAATAGCATATTATTTAATTTAGCATATTCTAATCCTTCATCAAATGTTACTTCTCTTTTATGGTCTAAATCATTTTTGTTTCCAATAAAAATAATCTCCGGATTGACATTTGCCTTTAATACATCAATTAACCATAATTTAGCATCTTCATAACTTTTTCGATTTGCTATATCATAAACTAAAATAACACCAGCACTTTCTCTAAAATATTGTCTTGTTATTGACTTAAAACATTCTTGTCCGGCTGTATCCCATAATTGTATTTTAATTCTTGTGTTATTAATCTTGATATTCTTTATTGCAAATTCAACACCTAATGTTATTTCGTGCTCTATGTTAAAACTATCATTTAAATATCTGTTGACAATCGAACTTTTACCAACACCAGAATTCCCAATTGTTATATATTTAAAAATATAATCATAATTATTAGACATTGTAATTAATATAGACTGGTTAAATATTTATTTTTAATCTGCTTCATTTGTTTTAATTCCTTGCCATCTTTATTTTCGTAATTTTTAACCATCATAGCAAGTGAATATATTTTTTTAAATTTTACTTTATACAAATTTATAAATTCATAATACAAAGCATTAATTATTTCATTCCATTCATCTTTCTTATAATTACTCATTTTTATGATATAGTTACTCGAACATAAATATGGTTTTGTCATCATGTGCTTATTATTTGATACATACCCATACAAGAGCATTCCATAAACATTTGGTATCATAAAAACATCATACGCATCAATATACATTGTTGAGAACCATTTATAAATTTCTTCTGGTTTTACACCTATTAAATTCAAGAAATTGCCAATTCCCATTAATCTTTCAATGTGATGAGAATAAGCATAATTATGAACTTTATTTAGAATATCATCAATATAAATAATATTAGTATTTCTATTCCAAATATTGTTAGGAAGATTTCTTTTATTATTAGTGTAAAAATGATTTGTTTCCAAATAATCTCTAAAAAAATAATAGATAAAATAATTATACTCTCTCCATCCAATAATCTGTCTCACAAATCCTTCAATACTCGCAACATTTTTTTTGGTTATTTTTATTTTTTTTATCAATTTTATGATATCATGAGGAGTTATCAAACCTATATTTAGTATTGGTGATAATAATGAATGATAACCAAATTTTATTTTATCACTCATTGCGTCTTCATATTCACCAAAATTAAGTAATTTATGTTTAATAAATTGTTTTAACCATAATAATGAACTTTTTCTGGATATTGGATAAATAAAATGTTTAATTTCACCATAATTATCCTTGTAATGTTTTTCTACATATTTTATTGCGTATTTTGTATATTTGTCAGTATTTATTTTGTATTCTATTGGTTCTGTAATATTAGCAGGAAATTTATTTCTATTCAATTCATCAAAACTCCATTTTCCAAACAATGGTTTTTCACTATTATTATCCAATAATAAGTCATATTTAATTCTTTGATATTTGTAAAATACATCGTGCCTTATGGATTTCATTTTATTTTTTATTTCAATATTGTCATCAATACTATTCAAAAAATATGGTGTATCATAAATTTCAGTGTCATATATTTTTGCTAATTTGTTAATTTCATCTAATAAATCATTTTCAACAGGATTATACAATTTTATTTTTCTAGGATTATTTTCCTTCAAGAATTTTTTAAGATTTTTTGTTAATATTATGTCATCATTATTATCACAATAATATTTCATACTAGCAATATGAAGAACTAATTTCAGTTTATGAAATTTATATCTTGTGAAAAAATAATCGTGTTCTAATAATAAAATTTTGGTTTTTATATCAATTAATTTTTTAAAATAACTGAAATCAAATAACTGATGAGGATAGATTAAAATTATGTCTAACATACTATTCTTTATATTAGAAGCCATTATAAATTAATGATTTATCTTTGTCAATAATTAATTTATCATTTATAGACAGATTTAATGAAAATTCATCAAATGATATTTTATGTTGTGGAACAATTGAGTAATACAAATCTTCAACATAATTATTGTTAATATCATTATGAACTATCACATAATTAATACACATTTGAACTAATTTATTAAATCTATATGGGGCGTCAACAATGATAACAAGATTTATATTATTTTCATAATAACTCACCATAAGTGATAATAAAAATTCATTCCTAACAAATTTATCATTATCAAGATGAATAACAACAATCTTATTATTTGTGTCATTATCTAACATTTTTTTGATGCTAATATCCAATTTATCATTTATAGAATTGATATTATAATTTCTAAATACATCTTTCCAGATATTATAAAGTTCTTCATTCGTTTCATACAAATATATATTGTCAATATCATATTTATTCATAATCATATCAACAAGAGATACAGCAGTTTCAGTTTTGTTGATATTATCAGTGCCAACAATATAACTAAATGAGTATTCTTTATAGTCAGCATCTTCGAACAAATTAAAATTATAAATTTTCTTTTCTACTATTTTATTTTCATAAAATTCAGCATAATTTTTGTTTAATTCATCATAGGATTTTAAGTATTCATCATATTGTTGACAATAGTTACAGTATTTTACATCAAACTCATTTTTCTCATAAACAAAATTTTTCTCATTAATCTCATTAATTTCTTCATTCTTATTTTTGAACAATTCGTATGTTCTAATTACAGTTAATTCATTACGAGTATCAGAACCGTAAAAGTATTTTAGATAACTATTATTCTCTATTTTTTTAACACTACCAAAAATAATCTTGGTATTAGCATCGTGAAAAAGATATTCTCCCTCTTTTTGTTGTTCAGCAATGTCATTTATATTGTTATCATAAATTACGAGATTGTCAGTTTTCTCGATATTTTTCATAAAAGCAGGATAAGTATTGGGGTCGTTAATACTTCCGATAATGGTCTTGTTTTCAATACAGGCAATTGAATACATTGTGTGTTATATTACTATATATTATATTTATATTCAATGAGTTATCACTTTCAATTTTTTTTATAGTCCTTAATGAACTAATCCCGTAATAATATTAGACACTCCATTTACAGATTGAGTAAAACCAAATAATTTATCATTTTTACTTATAGTTACCAATTTTAATCCAACATTATTGTTATTAATAATTCTGTTAATTGTTGCTGGCGAGAAATGTAGTTCAAGTTCTGGGAAATCATTTAGATAATTAAAAAGTTCATTGGCAGCATTAACATATAATTTGAAAACTTTGTTAGTGGCAAAAGATGGAATTAATATAATATATTTATCATAGACAAAACAAGATACAATTTGAAAATTGTCATATGTCTTATTGTCTATTAATTCATCTTCTATTCTTAAAAATACTTCATTGCTAAGAATTTCTTTATTGTTAATATTTACCATCAAGACTGGAAAACCATTTTTATTAGAATTGCCACTAGACCATAACAATATATTAGTATGAACTGATGTTTTTAATTTTATGATACTATCAAAGTTAGGTGAAGAATTCAAATTATTTGGCAATTCATATTTATCTGTCATTTTAATATTATTAGTATTACTATTAAATTGTGCTTTGATAATAAATCTATTTTTTTGAACTTTATTAATTGTTTTCATTACATCACACAAATCATCTATTGTAGTATCTTTAAAACTATCACAACATTGATTTTCATATTTACAAGATAACCAAATTATATTATTACAACACTCAATCACATTTGTAGCACCAGTAATAAGATATTTTTCACTAAATAAATTATTTGTGTTGATAACTATATTATTTTCAACTGCTAATGTTTTAAAATTATAAACAAAACATTCATTGTTAGCACAAAATACTATTGCTTGATTACACGAAATCATTGACATCGCATTTATTTGTTTGTTTAATGTTGTTTTTAGAACATCAATATGAATGTGCATTATAATTTACATAAGCAAAAAATATTAATAAATAAACATAATAAATATATATTTTATATAAGAATACATAATGAAATACTCAGTTCTTAATAAACTTAATGTTGTATATACTACTAATAATATTTATGGTTCAATTGAATATGTAAAAAATAAACATAAAGACGCAATATATCTACCTACTGAATTTATTGATGAACCAGATAATTGGGAACAAGAACTTACAAATGAAAAACATAAAGAAGGAAAATATATATTATCAAATATTACAACAACAAAATTATTTTCAAAAATTAAAAAAGATGTTGGATTTATCTTTTCAAATATTATTTTTGAGATTAATTTACTTGATATATGGACTTTAATTGTTAATCCTGAACCAATTATTTTAAAAGAAGAAGAATATAAAACAAAATGGAATATTAAACTAGAACCAATTAAGCAACCTGAAATTATTACAACAAAAATGAAACCAGAAATTAGTATATTAGATATTAAAAACGCTCCACTAAAAAATTCAAAATATTTTTGTATTGGTTTTAATACAACTGATGCTTATTCTAAAATAGAAACAATAATAAATACTCATATTATAAATTCATCAATTTATGAAGAGCATATTTATATCATAACAAACACGGATGAAAAAATTAAATATTGGATAAAAAAATATCCCAATAGTTTTGTATGCTCTGAACTTGACAATGAAATTTTATATATGCTTACTCCTTTTGATAAAACAGAAAATAAGAAACTAATTATTTTAGATAACTGTATTACAAAAGATATAATATACAAGAAAAGATTTGCTGGATTACTTCACGGTGTAATTCCTATGATTATAATGTCTGATGACGAAGATATTTATACAACTCATATTCCATACGATTGTAATTATTTAATGATACATTCTTTTCCTGAAAAATGGAATGTAAAAACAAGTGAATTATTTTGTAAAAATTACCCAATTCTAAAAAATCATAAAGAATTAGTTAATTCACATCTTGAATGTATGAAAAATAAAAATGCTTTGGTTGTAAATTGTAAATTGCCTCATACTCAAATATTACAATTTTAGTTTTTAGAAGCATAAGCCAAAGAACAATAACCACCAATAATTCTTAAAACATTTAATGATAAATTAAATACATAAAAATTAACATTTGTCTTTAATAATATTTGTCTATACTTGCTTAATAATATTGTTTGTTCATTATTATTTGCCATATAATCATATACATCTAATGTTGCCATTCCTTTTTTATAATTATCAGTATCACTACTATACATTTTAATCATTTGTCTTGCTACTGTTATATCTAAATTACTATAAATATCTTCTTTGAATATTATTATATTAGTGTCAATATCTATATCGTGAGAATATATATCAACATCAGAATAAGAATAACATTGATTATCCAAAGTCATTGTTATTCTTACATCAGTTAATTTAGAAAAATTACATGTCCCTGTAGGTTGCATCTGTAATGGTTCTAATGAAAAACTATATAGATTTATTCCTCTTGTTGGACTTACTTTGTGATATACTTGGGGTTGGTATATGTCATAATAATTGCCATCAAGTTGAGAATTTCTTGCGATATTATTGAAATATAATTGTGAAGTGAGTATTGGATTATAAATAGTATTATTTTTGTTCAAACTATGGTCGTACCATTTACATTCTGTATATCCATTTGTATTATTTGTATATTTGTCGTGAGTTATTACCCAAATAAGTTCTTTTGATGGACAAATAAAATATAAATTAGCATTCAAATCAAAATAATCTTGTGTTTTTGTTTGTATTATTTCTACCAAATATTCGTGTCCAGATTGCGCAAATCTTTTTCTTTCTAAACTGTCTAAAAATATATAATCCATCCATATATCCCCATAAAGCATATATCCTGATGAATTCCAAAGATTTGTCAAATTAATATTATTAATTATTTGTGTATTTGTTAGTGTAAAATTTGGCATATTCTTTTTTATAAATCCTATCATTTCAGCAGTCAAATTATACTCATTATTATTTATTGTTGTGTTGTAAATTCTTTCTATGTAAAATACATCTTCAAATTTTCTTAATTTAACATCAATTCTTAAATCATTATATTGTGATGCTATCAATGGAAAACTCAATCCATTAAATTTATTAAACCAAAATGACATTGGCACATAAATGTCATAAACTGGTTTAGTGTTATTATTAAAGTCTGTCAAATCACTAACATTACCTATTAATTTATTATAAGACTCAATTTGTGCTTCCTTGTAAGTTAGTTGATACCAAATATTAATCCAAATACCTAAGTGACTATCTATTTTTTGTCCTCCAATATAAATATCAATATAATCTATTATCGAATGACCCAAATTTTTAACCCACGCACATTTTATATTTGTGTCAGTAATTATTTTATTTTCTTTTTCTATAGTTAGATATTTCTCATAATATTCATCTTGTAATTTTATACAATTTTTAATACCTTTTGATGCTACATAATCAAAAAAATATTTTTTTATTATATTATCTTTATCAATTTCTGACATAGATGGATGTTGTACAGTTAAATCAATAAACATTTGTGGTTTAATATTAGTATCAAAATTTGTGAAAATATAATACAAATCAACATCATCATAATCTGTAATAATATTGCGAAAATATGTTATAATTGAACTTATAGTAAATGTTCCAGTTCTATTTGTGCCAGGATATGTTAATATAGTTGGTGGTGTTGATGCGGGAGGAATTATTAATGTTCCATTATAATAATTTGTAATATTTGTTTTCATATTTGCCCAAGATACATTTATAGCATTTGTATCAGCATATATTATTTTATATATATTTGTATTGACTAGCATATATACATTACAAATCTCGTTATATGTATTAAGACTATTTGATAATAAATAATTAGTCAAATAACTAGTATTAATTCCAACATCTTTTTTTGTTATATTTATTTGTGGCAAAGTAATATGTAAATATGATTTATGTATCAAGTCTCCATTTTTAGGAACAACTATTTGCGTATATTCACCAAATTTTACTGCTTTGTCAAAATTAAGAATAATTGACTCCATAGCAAAATGTGTATATCTTCTATAAACTGACTTATAAAATGATATTTGTGGATTGCCAGTTAGAAATATATCTTTAACGGCATAAGATGCTAAATTTATTAATCCTCCTGCCATATTTTATTATTGTTATTTATTATTTTTGTTTTTTATAAGGCACTAATGAAAAAATCTATTATTGAAAAAGATTTAATTAAAATATGATAAACCAATAACACGTCCCAAACCTAATAATAATCCCACACTAAACAAACCAGCAATAACAGCATTTGCCATATTCATATTATAAATAGTTGTATTATCATCTTTAAATTTATTCAAAGTATAAACACTTGTGACACAAGAAAAAACAAAATAAGCAATTAATAATAGAACTCCTCCTAATGCTAACCCAACATAGTGTCCTTTATCAAGTAAATTTATTAGTTCAAGTGGCGACATATATATAATATATTTATATATTTTAATTAATAAATATTGTAGCACTAACACCAGAAGACACTCGCCACACATTGTAGCACAATGAATAAGACCTAAATGATGCTGTATTTGATTTGCTAATAATATTATTCGCTTTTATGCCTAATTCTATTAAATCTATTTCTGTCATATTTGTTGTTCCAGAAGGATTGCTTTCACAAGGAAACAAAGAATAAGAATACATAAAACATCCTCTTGGTAGAACATTATTTGTATGCTGTATTGGTTGTATATATTCATAATAAACACTTGTTCTTTGGGATATTCTATCTTGTGAATTTAATTTTATCAATGTTTGTGTTAATAAACTTTCTTGAGTATTATTATCATAAAAAGAAGTATAATTATAAATTTCATTTGCGTAAATCATATTATCAAGTTGAACTAACCAGACTGTTAATTTACATGGTTGGTCGATTGTTAATTGAATTTTGGGATGTGTTCCTTGGATTGTTATTTGTGGTGTGTAATACAATTGTTCTATTAAATAATCCATTTTCGCACTCAAAAATTTCTTTCTCTCATCAATGTCAATATATATGTAATTTACTAATATTACACAATCAATCATATTAATATTCTTATAAGTTGTATTATTATAAATAACAAATGATGTTGCTGACACCTGAGGCGAAACGTAATAACCATTTGTGATATTATATATTGGTGCTGATGCGTCTAACTTATTTTGTGATATTGGCGTGTAATATAATTTTTGTGTTATAATGTCATAATCATAATATATTCCATAATTTGTTGTTCCAGTAAGACTACTTGCCTGTGCTATTATTTCATACTTTTCAAAATTCACTAAATAATTGCTACACTGAATATAATAAGTTGGTATTACTAATAAACATTCACTAAGAGGATTAAATGATATATTAATATTTATGTTGTCAAGTTGCATACTCACAAGAGGCACGGATAATCCAGAATCACGACAAAACCAAAAATACAAGGGAACATAAACAATATATTGTTCTTTTGAAGATGAAAATTCTGTTAGTTCTTTAACATTGCCAATTAATTTATTAAATCCATTGTCCTTAATATTTCGTGTTGTTAGACAAGACCAAATATACATCCATTCACCGTAATGCTTGTCAATAATTTTATTTCCTATTTCCACTTCAACATAATTGATCATTGAAAATCCAATATATTTGTTCCATCTACATTTAGCATTTGGCAGATTAATATATGGCAATGTTATTTTCATACACATTTTGTTCGCTAAATCACCTTCTGTTGATATTTTACAAGTGTATTTTTTGCCAAAATTAGGTTGTTCTTGAAAATTCTGAGGAACATCTTCCGTAGCAAAATTTGTATGTCTTCTATATATTTGTTTAAAAAATGTTATTTGGGGTTTTCCATTTAAATATACATTTTCTTTGCCATATGCTACTAACTGAACTAGACCACCCGTCATTATTTATTATTGAAAAACAAAAATAAATAAGAATAAAAAAAGCAATGATTATTAGAATCCAAAACCAACAGGTTGTAATTGGAGAACATTTAAACCATTAGTAAAACTCGATACTAGTTGGTTATATTGATCGCAACTGCCCTGAATTTGTTTAGAGCATAGTTCATAATCTGCTTTCAGTTTTTCGCCCATAGCATTGTCATCACCAGCAATATCAGCAAGTTCTAACACTTCTGCTTCATCACCTGGGCGACAGTTTCTGCTTCCCAATGAATAAGAATAAATCTTTAATTTCTTCTCGATGAGAGTACGAAGACTTGCCTCAATTTTTCCAATAAGTGCTATATCACTCTTAAGATGGCTTAAATCACTATCGCTAATTCTTTTACCTTGTGATTTTAGTTGATTTACAACAGCATTGAGACTTGCTTCTAACATATTAGCACAGCAAGCATTATCTGTAACACCACCAGATTGTTTGGTAATTCTGCCACCAGACATTAAAAATTTACCGATGGTGCTATTCTGGTTCACGTAATTGACACTACCGCCCAGTTGATAGAACGCGTTCATAGGTGCGTATACTTGTTGGGGACATAGTGGAGAACTGGTTTCATTACGCGGTGGTTTAGTTCGTAAGGTTTCGCATTGTTTTTTCTTTTGAGCGATTTTAAGTTCACGGTAGCAGTCAACATCTTCTTGTGTATTCAGTAACAGGTAATTTGCTGGATCAGAACATAGTTCAATACAATCAACAATAAACTTAATTACGTTAGGACTTTTATTGCTACAAGGAAAACTATTTTTCCAGTCTTTTGCTCTAGGTGGTACTAACACACAATCGACACGTTGAAGATGAACGCCGAATAGTTTAAATAGTTTTTGTAATTCGTCTGATGATAGTGATTTAACGAATTCTTCTGCGTAGTTGTCACCTTCCGGAATTCCCTCAATACACTTACATAATTGATTTGTATCCCCATAAGCAATACATTTAAGCAATGCTTTATCGTTCCAGTTAGATGCCCAATTTGCTACACGTTCTCCTTCCGGTTTAAGTTGTTCTCCTCCTTTATCATCTTTCTTGTATAACCATGTGGAATTACCAAACAACTTGTCAGTTGCGTCTGCGGTTGATGAAGGGCCAAAATTTCGGAGTAATTCACTAATTTTGCCACTATCATCTGCTGGTTTTTCGATTGATTTATCTGCCATTGCTTGCAAATATTCAATTTTTGCGTCTTTTGAAAAATTTGCTGGTGGTAATCCTCCTGTCCCACCTGTAAGATGATATTTTTTTTTAAATTTTTCTGCACCTTCTCTTCCTAGTTGTTTTTCTAGATTACGAAACGCATACTCAGTGTCTCGTTTTAATTGTGCAGGAGTACGACTATAAGTCGGGGTCATAATTTTAGAACAATCAAACTGTTTGGCAAATTCTCCCATACCTATGATGTCGGCTCGCAATTTAGCAAATTCAATATTTGCGTGTTGTAACGCGTTTGTTGCTTTTTCCCACGGGTCACTCACCTTTTTCTCCACAACCTCCTCCTCCGCCTCCGCCGCCGCCTCCTTCGCCTTCGCCGCCTCCGCCGCCGCCTCCGCCGCCTCCTTCGCCTTCGCCATAATATTCACTAATCTATCCTTAAATAATTCTACTGTTTCTACTAATCGCTCTGCTGCCATTTCTCTAGTTATATACTCACTCAAGAAAATAATTTTTTTCTTATATTATAAATTATTTATATTCCCCAATTATATAATGCTAATAATTTATATCATCCTTATACTAATATTTTTTGCTATGATATACAATTTCTGGATGATTACAAAAGAAGACTTTACCCATAAACCCATCTCCAATACTACCCCCAAACCCATCCCCAAACATGTAAAATTCACCATATACCATATGTCGGGTTGTCCTCATTGTGATGTCATTATGAAGGGTTCTCCTTCTATTTTCTCCCGATTGAAAAATGAATTTAAAAATTACCCAAATGTCCAAATTTTACAATTCCAAAGTGGCAAAGATAAAGAAGCAAATGGATACACATCGTTTCCTACTATAAAACTATCTCACAATAATAAAGACGAGTTTTATGAAGGTGAAAGAAGTTTTGAAGGAATGCGGGATACCATCAAACGTGTCTTATAAATATTCTTATAAATATTCTTTTTCTAAACTATCACAAACTTCTTTTATTTCATCTTTACGCTCAATATTGTCTAACATATATTTAGGAACATCCCCCATACCATAATGAGCACCATACAACCCGCCAGCAATTGCTCCCACTGTGTCAGAATCTCCACTATGTAATATGGAATAAACAACTAATTTTTCCCACTTGCCATCACAATCTAAAAGAGCATCATATGCCATAATCATACATAAATAACCACTTGAACCCAATTGAATACTCGCATCATCTTTAAAAAAATTGTCGTGATAGTATCTAATTCTGTGCATTGGATTGGCAAACGCGCGATTTCTAATGGGTTGTCTATTATCATCAAATTTTGTGTCATAATATTTCATCCAATATCTAATATAAGTTTGATGGTCGTAAATTTGTTCTAAATTATCAAGAGATAAGAATTTTTTTACTTCTTTGCCATTAAGATGTTCCAATAATAATCCTATCCATTTTTTAATTTCTATTTTTTGTAAAGCAAAAGCAACAAATAAGGCACAAGTTGCTCCAGCAAGATAACCAAAGGCGTTGTTGTGGGTTAGTTGGGATAGAGAAATACTCAGATTTATTAATTCAGGGATATTATTATGAAAACAAGCACCTACAATAAGACTTCTCATTGCTCCCCCATTGCCCCCCGCCATAATATCATATTTGGCATTTCTGGCGTCAAAATCTTTTGTGAATTTCTTGATATATTTAGATGTTGTATTTCCAATGTATCTATTAAATTTATCATTCCACATTTTTTCTGCTTCTTCTAACATGTATTTTTTAGTATATTTTATAATTTTGTCTTTGTGTAATAATCCTTTTGCTACGGCAATATGAAACATTGTGTCATCTGATATTTTCCATTTGCTAATATCAATCCCATTAATACCCCCCAAGTCAATAAATTCATAAATCATTTCATTTACATAATCAAGAACTTCTAATTTTTCAGCATCGTGATAATTAAATTCCCAATCACCATTTTTGAAACCAATTGTGTCTCCCAAAGCGTGTAAAATCATAATATTGTAATAATTATTTGGCATATAATATATTGTTATAAATTATTTTATAATATGTGCCAAAATATACTAAATATTCATATTCATATAATTTATGACTGATAAATATGATTATTACAAAATATTAGGAGTTTTACCAACTGCTACACATGATGAAATTAAAAGAGTGTATCAAACAAAACTAAAAAAGATGCATCCTGATAAGATAGAACAAACAAAGGACAATATATTAAAATATAAATTAGTGAGACAAGCAGGAGACTTACTAACAAATCCAAATGAGAGAATAGCGTATGATATGGACAGACAACAAGGCACTGAACATTTAGAAAATTTTAAGCAACAGAAAGATAATTTTAAATCTTTTATGACTTTACAAACAAATAGTATGACACAAGAAAATAAAAAATTAGCAGAATTAGAATTTGAAAAAGAATATGTAAAAACAAAAAAAGATAAAGTTATTGATACTGATGATTTTCAGAGAAAGATAGAAACATTAGAACTTGAAAGAGAAACACAAATGAATGAAATTTCATACAAAAATATATTTAATAATAAATCTTTTGACAGCAAGAAATTTAATAAATATTTTGAGAAAACAAGTAAAAATGATGAGATAATAAAATATAATCCCGACAATATATTCGCATATAATGATGACAATATTGGAACAAATAATAATTTCTCATTGATTGATGATGATAATGACTCATCACAAGACACGGATATTGACCTAGATAGTATTAGCGATAACGAAGAAACGCAAGAAGATATTAATAAAATTCTAGAACACTTAAAAACTGATAGAGAAACACAAAATAATGAATTTGATAGTTTTATGGAAAATGGCAAATATAAGTCTTCATTGGATGACAAATATGGTGTGTCAAATTCATTAGGATTTATGGTTGGAACTGATATCAGAGGCAACCAAAATAATAACTATAATATTGAAAAAGATTATGAAGAAATTTATAAAGAACTCACCCAATAAAAATTGAAATAAAAAAGAATAAATACCATATATATTATACATAAAAATGATTAACGCATACACTGATGGAAGTCTTAGAAGAACAAAACAAGGTATCATATGTGGATATGGGATTTATTTTCCTAATAATGAACTTCCTAATGTATCAAAGAAATTTACACTTGAACCAATAACAAATAATAGAGCAGAATTGTATGCTATCTATCAAGCAATAAAAAGAATAACAAATAATCTAAAATTTGATGTTATCAATATTTACACAGACTCTGATTACTCACAAAAAAGTCTAAATGTATGGATAAAAAAATGGAAAACTAATAATTGGATGAATAGCAAGGGACAACCAGTTGAAAATCAAGATATAATAAAAAAGATAGACGCATTAAGAAATAAATATTTAGATAAAATATTTATTCATTGGATTAGAGCGCACACAAATAAAAATGACATACATAGTATAAATAATAAAAAAGCAGATGAATTAGCAAATATATCAGACTAATAAATATTCTTCACAAATTTTTACTAAAACATACATTGATTTTTTTATATATATTTTAGTATCTGGACTGATTTGTTGCCATAATTCTTTAAAATGAAAAATATATTTAAAAGCGTCATTTTTCTCTTCTTCTGGAACATCATCGTAATTATTATTCATAAAAAAGTCTTCATTTTCTTCAAGAAGATTATGACGATATTTGTCATTACTATAAACTTTTTTTAGAAACATATTAATTGGGTCTTTTGAATGCTGACTTACAAAAATATCAAAAATTATTTTAATTTTGCTAAATTGTGGGTCTTTATATTTATCAACAATATGTTTTATCATTCCTTCTACTACTGTATTAAATTTAAAAATTAACTTTTTTCGTTTCTCTTCTTTATCTTTTGATGCCATATTATAATTAAATATATTTATATTTAATTTATTTTTTGTGCTAATTTGTTAAAATTTAAAAAGACTATAAATAATAAATATGGAAAATGATAAATATTTAAAAGAATACATGCATCGATTTACATTAAGCAGTGTCAGTCTATTAATGTTATTACAACAAGTAAATGAGAGAGACACTAATGAGACTAAATCAAAGGAACGCTTTATGAATACAAGTTCAAAATTAGTCACTAGTATGAAAAATGCTGATGATGATTATGATTATACAAAAATGATTAAGAAATCATTTGGCATTTTAAAAGACAATAAATTTAGCAAACTCTTAAAAGAAAAGAGTTATGAATTATTTAATTTGAGAAATGATGACAAACAAATTATAACACTTATTGACGGCATTGATTTGCGGGTTGGTTATAAACTAATGACAGAAGAAGAATTAACTAATTTTTGGCAATATGTATATTTATATTGTAGTTCAGTATTGAATATCATTAAAATTAATAATGTTGAGAAATTCACTAAATATACAAAAGTTATTGACACTCTCGCATACATAGAAGAAGATATCAAAAAGACTGGAATTATGGTTGCGAATAAACTTTTCAATCCATTTTTAGGATTACTAAAAGACAATGGTGAATATAGTCTAGAAAGTTTAATAAATCAAACTACTAATCAATCAGGTGCTAATATTAAAGATGGAGTTGGAGGTGAATCACAAACATTAGATTTTATGATGAATATGATTGGCATTAATAAGATTGTTGATGAAGACAAATTAAAAGAAGGACTAAAAGATTTGGGTGAGGAACAAATTAGTGAAGCAACTAATTTACTAACACAAATTTTAGGAGTTGATGATGACCAAGAAATTAATGGTGTCTGCTCTGATTTACTAGGTGGTTTAGTATCAGGATTGAAAACAGATGGACTAAACAAGAAAACTGCTGAGACTGTATTTGAGAAAGCAAAAGGCATTGACAAAAAACATATGGAAAAAATGGGAAAGGGTATTATGAATTTTCTAAGTGATGGAGAAGAAAAATTAAAATCGATGAAAGATAAAAAAGGAAATAAAATTATCAATGATGATGTTCTAGAAAATATGCAACAACCATTAGCTATGCTTAAAACAATGATGGGAAACAAAGGAACAGGCGGTGCTGGTGGTGCTGGTGGTGCTGATATAGGAGCTATGATGAGTGGTTTAATGGGAATGATGAAAAATATGACCCCAAATAGTATGAATAATTTGGACTGAAAATTGAAAAAATCAATAGTTTGTAATTCTCATTAAATAAATAAATAAATCTTGTGCTCAATGCCTTATTTGTTTCAATCTAGCGACTCTTTCAATGGAGACGTTGCTACTGTTGTTGCTACTACTGTTGTTGCTACTGTTGTGCAGAATACGTACAACATCAATTTTCAAGGCGCAAACGTACCGCCAGCCTGTTTTCTAACATATCGTGATAATGGGGACGATTTTACCATTACAGGGTTATCTTCTGCTATGGAATTTTGCGGGAAGAGTGTTGTATTTAAACCAACTCTGAAGTCACATGAGTTAATGGAGTTGCGCGGATTATTTGCTGTAATGTTATTTAACCATTTCAACTACTAGAACACCAAACCAAACACAAAAAAAAATTACCAATTATTTTATCATAAAAAATATTAGAAAATATTATTTTTTACTCTTCATGTTTTATTTCGCCCCATAGTTCCGGGTATTTTTGAGGCGTTTCCATATACGAGACAAACACCTCACTCAACTCAACATTGTATTTGACAGTATCAACAAGCAACCACAACTCTTCTGGAACACCAAACTGCCAATGATTAGAAGTTGCTGACAAGTAGCAATATGTTTTTTCATCATCATCCGGTTCGCCTTCTTCGCATCGAAATGATACTTTCTTAATGCGTTTTTGTTCTGGTTCTTGTTCCGGTTTTTGTTCCGGTTTTTGTTCTGGTTCTGGTTCTGGTTCTTGTTCCAGTTTTCGTTTTCTCTCCATTTTTGTGTTAGGTTATGTTATTATAGATATTTACAAAATTGAAATATACCATTTTTTCAATTTTTATTACATATTTTTTGTGCTTAGAACAATCATTAAATATTATTTTCCATATAATAATGAGCAATATTGTTGAGATATTTAGTTACAAAGATTTACACAAAATGATTGGCACAAAATTAGACATTGTTTTGGGTCTTACTGATGCTACACAAAAAACACCAGAATATAAAAATATGAAAATAGCAATCAAGAAATTTTTATTAACAAAATCAAAAGAATATTCACACGTAAATTTTGTGTATGTTGAAATTAAAACAAAAGAATTACAACAACAAATTACTAAATTATTAAATTTTACAGAGATAATATATCCTAAAATTGTTTATATTCACGACAAAACAAAAGCACTTGTTGAAACATCACCTGACAAAAATAGTATGTATATTGTATTTAAAAATTGTATGGAACAATTTTATAAAGAACCACCCCAATATACAAATAATGAAGAAGAAGAAGATAATATACAAGAAAATGCGCAAGACAATGCACAAGACAACGCACAAGACAACGCACACAAAAACGCACAAGACAACGCACAAGACAACACACAAGAAAAATTTGCATATTTAAATAAAAAATATAAGACAATGAATGAGGAATATTTAAAGAATATTATTAATAGAAAGAAGATAGAAAACAAAAATGAAACATCTGATAGTTCAGAATCACCTAGTAGTTAGAAAATGATTATTCTTTTCAAGTTAAACAAAATATAAAAATGCCTAACTATAATATGGCAGACAGATTTTGGTTAAATGATTTTAAAATATTATATGAGAATAAAGCATATTTAAATTTTATTCCTACAAAAGAGATGACAAGAATAGAACAGTTAAACGCAATCTCACGATTATGTTTTTATGCTTTTTTTATTATATTATTATTTGGCAATACAACGAAACTATTAATTATTCCTATTGTTACTCTAATATTAGTAATAATATTTTATAACTTACCCAAAGTTCAAAGAATTAAAAGCAAAGAAGATAAAGATAACGCACAAAATATTAATGATATATACACATTAGACGAATATCGCTTATTTGAGAAAGGCACATGTAGAAGACCAACAAAAGATAATCCAATGATGAATTTAACAGCAGAAGATTATAATAAAGATGTTTCTATGGCGTGTAATGCTGATGAAGACAATATTGTAAAAACTCAAATTGATGACAATTTAGATAAAGATTTATACAAAGATATTGAAGATGTATTTGATAGAAAAAATTCAGAGAGACAATTTTTCACAGGAACACAAGACATTAAATATGACAGCGAGAAATTTGCAAGATGGTGTTATAAATTTCCACCAACTTGTAAAACAAATCAAGAAAGATGCTTGAATTATGCTGATTATAGAATGTTATAATAATCGTTTTAGTTCATTATCATTTTCAGTATATCGCATACTTCTCAAATGACAAATAAAATTATCTTTCCCAAATGGATTATTTAGTAATATAAATTTTAGTTTTGGATATTTCTCAACTAATATATTTTTCACAAAAAAATTTGTATTATTCCATTTATCATTTATATATCATCTTATTTTTAATCACAAAAATTGAAACTTATTTATTTAGATAATGTTATAAACATATATCAATATATATTTACAATGAATAATCAAGATAAAGGCTATTTATACGAAATTCAAATAAGGGATTACATTATAAATGAATTAAAATTTCCTGCTTATTTGTGGAAAGATACACCAGAAACTATACTTTTACAAAATAATATTATTGGTTCTCATAATCATAATAGATTAAGAAGAATAGAAAATAAAATAAATTCATTGAGAGATACTGGAATTGATGTTATTCAGATTGAAAATGATAAATGTAGTTTAGTTCAATGTAAAAATGGATATAAGAAAGGTATTAAGATGGAAGATTTAGCAGGTTTTATGTGTTGGATAAGTACTCTTGATACTCTAAAAGGTTATATTTATTACACTGATAAATTATCAATTAATATTCTATCTCTACCAAAAAATAAAAGAATTGAATATATCAAACAACCATTTAAACAAAATATCATTGACGAAATTAATGTTTTAGAAAAATATGAGCCATATGATTATCAACAAATAGCAGTTAATAAATTCATAGAACATTTTGAGAAAAATAATAGAGGTATTTTATCAATGCCTTGTGGAACAGGAAAAACAATGACATCTTATTTAATTTCTCAAAAATTCAAACAAATAATTATATTAAGTCCATTAAAGGAATTTGCTAAACAAAATCTTAACAGATATATTGAATATGGGTATGAAAATAAAACATTATTAGTAAGTTCAGATGGTTGCAGAGATGTTAAAGAAATTAAAAAATTCATTAAATCGAATAAATCATTTATAATATCATCTACTTTTTGCAGTATTGATTGTCTAATACAAGTTTTAGATAAGTGTAGCAATCCATTAATAATTATAGATGAATTTCATAATTTGTCTAAAAATAATATTATTGATGAAGAAGATGACTTTTATAAAATTCTTAATTCAAAACATAAAATTATGTTTATGTCAGCTACACCAAGAGTGTATGAATTAGAAGATGAGTTAGAAGATACTGAACATATATTTGGTGAAATATTTTACAAGATGAGTTTTAATGAAGCAATTGAAAAGAAATTTATTACAGATTATAAAATTTGGTTGCCATCTATACATGAAGATAATAGTCAGTTAAATAAAGAATTATCGATTTATGAAATTGATGAAGTTATTAAATGCAAATGTAATTTCTTTTTTAGTTGTTTGCTTAATTATGGTTCTAAAAAATGTATAATATATTGTCAAGACACAAATGAAATAAATTTAATGATTGAAGCAATGAATAAGTTGAATGAATTTTATTGTTTGGATATTGGAATAAATCAAATTACAGCATCAAATACAGAAAAACAGAGAATGAAAGTTTTAGATGATTTTAGAGAAAGGGGCGATATTCAGTTATTGTTTAGTGTAAGAATATTAGATGAATGTATTGATATTCCAAGTTGTGATAGTATATTTATAACATATCCAACCAAATCAAAAATAAGAACTATTCAAAGAATGAGTAGATGTATGAGAATAAATAAATCAAATCCTTTTAAAGTTGGAAATATATTTATTTGGTGTGATGAATATGATAAGATTTTGGAGACATTGAGTGGGATTAAAGAGTATGATATTATGTTTAAGGATAAAATTAAGGTAAATAGTATTGGATTTTTTGTGGAGGGTGTTGATAAAGGATGTGAGATAGATAATAAGTTAGTGGAGAAATATATAATGGGTGTGAAAGAATTTAGGTGTATTAGTTGGAATGAGAAATTGGAACAAGTTAAGAAGTATATTGATGATAATGTTAAGAGACCATCTAATAAAAATAAAGACACTAAAATATTGGGTCAATGGATATCATACCAACAAACAAATTATAAATCAAAAAAATACATTATGAAAAATTCCGATATATATAATAAATGGACCGAATTTATAACTTCAAAAAAATACAAGAAATATTTTATGTCAAATGAAGAGGAATGGCAAAGTAATTTAAATCTTATAAAAAAATATATTGATGAAAATAATAAAAGACCATCCGAATCTGATAAAAATAGGGACATCAAAATATTAGGTCAATGGATATCACACCAACAACAAAATTATAAATCAAAAGAACACATTATGAAAAATTCCGATATATATGATAAATGGACAGAATTTATAACTTCAGAAAAATATAAGAAATATTTTATGTCTAATGAAGAGGAATGGCAAAGTAATTTAAACCTTGTAAAAAAATATATTGATGAAAATAATAAAACTCCATCCACACATGATAAAAATAGGGACATCAAAACATTGGGTCAATGGATATCAACTCAACAAAAAAATTATAAATCAAAAGAATATATTATGAAAAATTCCGATATATATGATAAATGGACAGTATTTATAACTTCAGAAAAATACAAGAAATATTTTATGTCAAATGACGAGGAATGGCAAAGTAATTTAAACCTTGTAAAAAAATATATTGATGAAAATAATAAAACTCCATCTGATAAAAATAGGGACATCAAAATATTAGGGTGGATATCAAATCAACAAACAAATTATAAATCAAAAGAATATATTATGAAAAATCCCAATATATATGATAAATGGACAGAACTTATAACTTCAGAAAAATATAAAAAATATTTTATGTCTAATGAGGAGGAATGGCAAAGTAATTTAAACCTTGTAAAAAAATATATTGATGAAAATAATAAAACTCCATCCACACATGATAAAAATAGGGACATCAAAATATTAGGTAATTGGCTATCAACTCAACAACAAAATTATAAATCAAAAGAATATATTATGAAAAATTCCGATATATATGATAAATGGACAGTATTTATAACTTCAGAAAAATACAAGAAATATTTTATGTCTAATGAAGAGGAATGGCAAGATAAAATAAACCTTATAAAAAAATATATTGATGAAAATGATAAAAGACCGTCCAATAGTGATAAAATTAAAGACACCAAAACATTGGCTGAATGGATATCAACTCAACAAAAAAATTATAAATCAAAAGAATATATTATGAAAAATTCCGATATATATGATAAATGGACAGTATTTATAACTTCAGAAAAATACAAGAAATATTTTATGTCAAATGATGAGGAATGGCAAAGTAATTTAAATCTTATAAAAAAATATATTGATGAAAATAATAAAAGACCATCTGATAAAAATAAAGACACTAAAATGTTGGGTCAATGGTTACATCATCAAATTACAAACTATAAATCAAAAAAACAAATTATGAAAAATTCCGATATATATGATAAATGGACAGAATTTATCAATAACCCACAATACAAACAATATTTTAACTAAATATATTTTATTTTATCATAAATTTTTAAATGTGTTTTAAACATATTTAAAATTATAAAATTATATTATGGAGTTGTCTCATTGGTGTATTGATATTTTATATTATTATAAATAATAATATAAAATTTTTGGGAAATTTTTAGAGAACTTTTTGGGAAACATAAAATAATATTTATTTTGGGTTTATTTATGTTATAATAATGTTGTTTTATTGGATAAATTCATTCTCAATATTTTTTGTTAATTGTCTCATAAAAATAAAATGTTCCATTTTAATTTTATTATAATTTAATCATTATTATTAGTAATATAACATTGACATTGAATATAACCATCATTATTAATTATTTTTCTTTCAAGATTTGTATCATATTTAATAATTTCAAGATTTGCAGAAAACCAACAATATATATTTGTGAATGTCTTAAATTCATACGCTTCGTAATTAAGTATATCATAATCACCTATTATTTGAAAAACACATTCAGAATCTTCGTCTTTATGAATTTTTTTGAATATATTAGGATAATTTTTATATCGTTTTATTCTTGTTTCATCAAATAATATCATATAATTTGAACCAACAATAGGTAATTCTATAATTATATTACCCCAGTTATATATCATATTAAATGATATTGTGATTGGTGAATACAAAAAATCACAAATGAAATTATACAAATATTTTTCAATTAATAAATTTGATAATTCTTTTTCAATAATTTTATTCATTTTTATTTATAATAAAATAATATTGTTATAATATTTATATATCAATTTTTTTGTAACTCACTATACACCAGTTATATTCTCTCCATAACTAAAAGTATATTTGTTCCAAACAAATTTTTCAATCATTGGAATATGCAATACTTGTAAAGTATCCATTTTTTTACACATACTAA